TCTACATCAGTAATTTCCATCGCCCAACGGCACATAGCAGCGTTGGCAAGGCAGAGAAAGGGGAAAGATATTATACTCCCCATTAATTGTCCTTCTTTCTGTTCATGGAAATCCTCTTCTCGAAGTTCGTACTTCCCTTCTTGATAGGTTTCATTAAGAGAGGCATCAAGAATTTTATGACCCGTTAGGGCTCTCTTCATAAGAGTAACAAAATCCTCAAGGTTCTTACCTTGCAGGAATTCATTGTCTTTAGAATTCTTAGATCTTTCCTCCTCCCAAATGAGGCGAAGCTCATCAAGTAGAGTTTCAGAAACCCAGCTGTGCAAATTATCTGTACTTGCTTTATAATCCCCGGAGATAAATTCTTCGTCTAGACCCAGCCTTCCTAATTGTTCTTTAACAATCTCAGGAGTAACTGGTCTTCCGATTAATGTGAAGACATCTAAGTCTTTTAAATTTCTCCATAACCACTTTTGTATAGGTTTTAAAACCGCATAAGTAATAGGTGGTCCTGCAGTAATACATCTGACCTTCAAAGGCTCAGGTAATCCAATGACTACAGTTTTTGGATCCTCTTGCAATGCTTCTATAATCATTGCTGGGTAGATGAGTTCTCTCCAAAATTTGCAGAGCTCACTGCCGTCGAAGTGAAGACCAATAGTGTCTTTAATGATGATGTTCTCAAGATCATCATCAATCCTCTTTTGATCCTCGACTCCAGCCTTTCCGTAAAGGGTTGTTAATTCCTTTGAAAGTTTCACGGGTCCTAAGTGTTTTTTCACTAATTCCAAAAGTGATTTATTCCTTTGCCCGGGATCAAGATTGTTAAATCTCTCGATTTTTTCAATCCAATGATCCGTAATTATTTTAGAAATTCTTTCATTATTACAGAAGGCTCCAACTCCTCCAAGTAGATTTCTTGACCAGTTATACTGGGAAGATGTACTTGGTACAAACGGTTTGGTAAGTTCATCCCATTCCGGTACCTTTCCTTTAAAAATCTCTCTTACGGTCCTTCTAAGTTGGAACGTCATAGTGTTTCGATTAATAGGATGGTAAAATTCATCCTTATCTTTGATCTCGAAGTCAGGAATATCTGCATGTTCACTAGTTAAATGAACAAAGCATTTATATTCTGCCTCATCAACCATTTCTTCAGAAACGGGAGGCGCTCCTTTCTTAGACTGAGCAACACTTTGAGCAAAGCTCTCGAGCTTTTCCCTATCAAGGGACATCTTCTTTAGAAATCTCTTTGCCCTTCCATAGTAGAGGAAGGATGGATCTCGTAGATCCTCAAAAGCATCGAGTCCTTTAGGGATGGGAGGTACTTCCTGTTCCATCACATAACTAAAGAAGGCATTGATCTTGTATTTGAATAAATCTTTCCAAGATCCATGGCCAGAGCTAAATACAAATTTGAGAAATTGATTTCTCAACTTTAACTTATCACTTATTGTTTTAATTTTTTGGTCTTTCATTTTTTGTACATGAAGATCGTGATAAGCAGTTCCTTTGTTTTGGAACTTAGTTTTCTTATCATTGTAACCATATATTTTCAGAATATCATAGAGTACATTAACAAGAATAGTGACCTTTTTTAAGTCGTCCTGAATTTGTTTCTGAGTGGCAACGCCAACAAACATTTTCTTACTAAAAGATCGTGAGTTTGGATCACAATCTTTAAGTAAACCTATTTCATGGACGACTTGGTTAACGTTTTCGGATTTCGTCATATCCGCTATCTCATATTTGGAAGTTTCCTTCCGGATAGTTTTAATAGTTTTCACAGTGGTCATTTTGGCTGTTGG